GTGTATTGTGCCGAGTTTATTCCTGACCAGTTCATTTCTGATCTTTACCAGACCTTTCAGCTTCCTAAGCGCCTCCGTGGTCTTCTGACCCGCGTTCAAGCTGACCGCAACACGCTTTTGATCCCCCGCCTTAATCGCGGTGGTCGTCCTTACATCAAAGGCGAAATCACTGTTGACAGCCCCTTGGCACAATACACCACCAGCACACCAGCGACCGGTCAAAAGACCATTAACATCAAAGGCCTTGCTTCAAGCTATGTCCTTGATGATGCTGCTGTTGAAGACAGCGCTTTGGCTGTTCTTCCGATCTTCTCTCAGCAAATCGCTCAAGACCTTGAAGATGCATTTGAAGATTGTATGATTAACGGTGACACCGCCGCAACACATCAAGACGACATCGCCAATTGGAACATCCGTGACCGTTGGGGTGCGGCTGGCCTCGGTGGTTCTGCAGACCATCGTCGAACCTTCAATGGTATGCGCGCCGCTGCTTTCGACCAATTCAACACAGCAGCCAAAGCCGGCGCATCACTTGCCGTATCTGACATTCTTTCAGGAATGGCTTCACTCGGTGAGCTTGGCGCTTCAAATCTCGTCATGGTTGTTTCACCGGAATTCATGATTGACATTATGGGACTGGACGAAGTTGTAACCATCGACAAATTTGGCCCAGCAGCTTCTATTCTCAGCGGTCAGATCGGTTCTATCTTCAATGTACCAATCGTTATGTCTCGCTTCATGAGCAATGATCTTGATACCACCGGTCTTTATACTGGTTCAGGCGCTACCACTGGCTTCTTGTTGTTCAATGCTTCATCTTATTACCTATACGAGCGCCGCGGCATCGTCATTGAACAGGATAAGGATATAGCGGCTGGGGCCATAAGATTGGTCGCAAGTTACAGAGCCGTCATGGGATCACCTGACCAAACAGCCACCAAGAACACCTTCTTTGGCTTTAACTACTAGGAGAAACCATGTTTTATTTAACCATCGAACTTGACCATGCTGGCGGCGGCGTATCCTCAGAGGTTTATGCTTCTTTGCCTATCGCAGCTCGTTTAAACTCTGCCACTCTTGTTCCAAATGTCGCAAGCGCTGCAAATGGAACAAACTATGTGACTTACAAGCTTATTGATAACGGCGCTACTGATATCTTTTCAGCAGATACTCAATCAACAGGCTTAACCGCCGGAACACCGGTCACCGTGACACTTGATGCCGCGGCTGACCTTGATTTTGCTGCTGGTGATGTTATTCGTTTGCGTTGTGCTGACAGTGCAAGCGGAGTCGCTGCAAATCTCACTTGTGTTCTTGAGTTTGCACCAGCTCGCTCAGTATAGGTTCTGATAATGTCTTTGGTGTCACTGTCTACTTTTAAAGAGTACCTTCCCGAAGTGGCGGGTTCGGACAGTGACACCGAGCTTCAGAATTTATTAAACCGCGTGGAAAGTGCAATAGCCAGTTATATTGGCTTTCCACGCGTCTATTCTGACGGACAGATTGAACCGGTCTTGTCAGATCAAACTTACACGGTTTACATTGATTCATCTTTGCCAGACTTGCCCTATGTTCTACCGCTGCCAATTCGCCCAGTAGTGAGCGTGACAAGCTGGCATTCTGATGTCGACCGTTTATATGGTTCTGATACACTGGTTCCAAGTTCTGATTATGACTTGGACAAGGTGAACGGGCGAATAATAATCAAGAGTACATCTGGCGAAGCCATAGAACAGGGATACCGAGCCAATAAAGTTGTTCTTGTCGGTGGCTTTGAGATTGCACCGGATGACCTTGAACATGCTGTCTGTGTTTATGGTGCACACCTTCAGCGGGCCAAAAGTACACAAGGCAAACAAAGCACCACACAGCGAGATGTAACAGTCAATCTGTCACCTCGGACAATGCCGCAAGAGGTTAAAGACCTAGTCAATCCATATCGGGTTTTTAGGCGGGTTCTGTGAGCCTGTCTTTTGAAATGTTTGCAACCCGAATGGGTGAAATGGAAGGGCGCCTTGTCAAGAACATTCGGAAAGCGATGGTCAAAAATGCGCTAAGGATGGAAAGAGCGGCAAAGCGCAACGCCACCGGATTTCCTAAAGTGGTCACCGGTCGCCTTAGAAATAGTATTATGGGTTCCGTCGTCAGGTTCCAAGAGGATGAATATTTGATTTTGCGCGCTGGTGGGTTGACTGCGCCAAATAGACCATTTTCTGAGAGCGCCGATGTGGTTTATGCTGCCATTCAAGAATTTGGCGGCGGAACCCAGCGTATCAAACCAAAGTTTTATTTGAAGCGTGCACGGGATAAAGTGATTCCAACATTTAACGCCGACATTAACGAAGCATTTAATAGAGCTTTGATAGGTAAAGATTTATAATGGCACTCTCACCAATCATCAGAATCGAGAACGCAATCAAAACCGCAATAGCCGCTGATTATTCAAGCGGCTATTCTGGATTAGACTTGTCAAATAAAGTCGTTGTGGGTGAGGTTACAGAACCGCCAACCGTGCCTTATGCTACTATTCAGTTTATTGATTTTATCGAAGAACACGGACAAGCCCTTGGCCGCTATCAAGGTGATGCCGAGTTTAATATTGTGTGTTATTGTGGTGGTTCTGGTGCTCATGTTGATAGCCGGCGACAACAGGCGATAAATCTGGCTTCAGACATAATAAAAGCGATTACTGCTAACCGCCTTCTAGGATTTACAGATGGGATTGTTGATGATGTTCGATGTTCATTTTTGGCTCGTGATGGTGACAAATACGGTATTCCTAATGTTGGGATTGCGTACATTAGATTATTAGTGACAAGACAAACGGATCGAGGTGACTAATGGCAACCTACGCAGACAGCGCTTTTAAATTCAGGATACCTATTTCTATTCCGGTTTATACTGGCGGCGGAGCTACAACAGTTGATGTTAATGTTTCAGTTCCGCCTGATTGGGATGTTTTCTGGGACAACATTCAATCAAACTTTTACGACATCAAAATCTTCAGTGCCAATGGAGAGACTGAAATAGACTATCAAAGGCAGACTGGCGCCAGTTATGCAAATCGGACTCTAGTGCTCGAGCTTGATGATGTTTCTATCGATGACCAATCCAGCACCAGCCTAATATATTTGTATTTCGGAGATAGTACAGCTGCATCCGATCCGACCACATCATTCACGCCATCGTCGCCGGTTGATGGTTATATTTGGATAGGTCGACCTGTTCGACTAGTCAAGCCACCACTGAGTAACAGCGGACGTACAGAACCCGAAGTCATATTTACAAAAGAAGAGGGCGAAAAAATAGATATTTGGTTTGATGTTAGAGCTTTATTAGCGCCGTATGTTGATCCATATAATCAACGACTTGGATATGAAGCCATTAAAAGAATACAGCCCAAAAGTTTAGACAGCAGTGGCACCGATAGCAGTGGCCGCTATTCTTCCGATGATACTTATTTTTTAAACGGATATGCCAGTATCAGAGCAATCGCCGGAACCAGTGGCACTGATTATGCTGTCGGGCTTGACATTTTCACAACCAACGGACAAACTTTAAAGGTCCGTTGTCTTTTAAAAGTTCAAAACTTATTACCATCATAGAGGTGACAAATGGCCATTCAATTCGGAAGAAGCGCATATATCAGCGTATTAGAAGAAAGCACTTACGGAACATTAGCAAGCGGATCTTATACCGATATGCGCTTAGTATCTTGTTCCCTTGAAAAGACGATTGAACGAGCACGCAAAACACACCTAAACCAAGGTTCGGCCGGCTTTGTACGGTCGACTTTTGACGCCTTTAACATCACCGGCGGTAACATTACCGGCCCGCTTCATTACGCTGGGAACGGTGCGATTTTAAAAGCTGCTTTGGGCGCTGTGAGTAGTTCAGCAGGTCCAGCACCAATAACACATACTTTTACAGTAGCCGCGAACCTTCCAAGCCTTTCAGTCAAGTTCTTTCGAGGTCAAGCTCAAAGCGGCGATCCAAGCCGCGAAAACTTCCTTGGTTGCGTAGTAAATACTTTGACCATTTCATGCGCCGCCGGAGAAGAAGCGCAATTTAGCGCAGAGATTATCGCTCAAGATGCCACAGCCCGCGCCAGTGATGCCACTGCTGCATCATTTCCAGCCACCGCGCTTTCAGTTCTTCATCATCAATCAAGTGATCTTACTTGGAACAGTAGCACATATAAAGTCCGCAGCTTTGAAATCGTCGTGGATAATAAAATCGAACGCCGTAATTATTTAGGCTCTCAGCTAACCAGCGAACCAAATACCAGCGATGTTCGTGAAGTCAGAATGACAGTCACCACCGATCTTGAAGATAATCAAATCTATAATGATCAAATCACAACGCCGACAGCAATAGACGGCGATGTTGTTTTAACCATGACCGGCACTGGCAACGATCAAATGGTCTTTACGATTTACAATGCAGTTGTGGAAGAATACTCTGATGCTGTTACAACCTTCGGCCGGATTGAACGAACTGTTACTTTCCTTGGAACAATCGACAGCAGCGGAAACGAGGCGATCAAAATAGAGATGATCAACGATAACGCAAACCCAATTTAAACGATGACAACCAAACAAGGAGAAACTAATGTTATCAGTATTGACCGAAATAGCCGAGAAAGCGCGGTGGAAGCTGCCCGCTTTCAGCGGAAAACTACATTTATCAGGCCGCGTTCTTTCGCCAATCGAGGCTCAAGCGGCCGGTATCGCTTCGAAAACGTTGATTACTCGGATGATGTCGACGATTCGAGAGGAAGAAGCCGAAGAACTGACGCTGGATCAGAAAATAGAAAAGATAACGCCTGAAGATATTTTAACTTTCGGCGCTATGCAAGACCGCGTACTGTGTCAGGTTGTTGACAAAGCCAGTCAAGACGGCGGTGAAACTTGGGAAAAGTTGACGCTGGTGCAGTATGAAGCTCAACAAAATCCTAATAAAAATGTTTTGTGGGTTGGCATGATTTCACAAGATGACAAAAATCTAATATTTGAAGAAGCCATGGTATCAGTAAAGGAGGCCGCTGATAAAGCGGGCAACTTTCGAAAATGACAAGCAATTTATCAACATCATCGACATCATCGCGCGCAGTTATGGCAAGCTGCCCACCGAAATTCTTAATCTTTCGTGGGAAGAACTTTTCATTTGTGTTCGCTGCATTATCGCCAGATCTCAAAGAGCAGACGAAGCAATGAGGAAACGCAAAAAAGATGATATGATTTTTCCAGTTATTTCCGTGATGGAAATGATTGATATGGTGTGATATGGCGACCACAGTTGATTACATTTTAAAAGTTCAATCTTCTCAAGCACAAAAGAATTTAGACGCAACGTGAGATCGTGACTGGGAAACTCATATCATCTTTTTTGCGTTTCCTCATTGC